ATCACCCGAAAGCCGGCCGCTTGGCACGGTTTCATAAAGGGTATCGGCAAGCTCATAAACTTCATTTGTTGCCATTGCTTGTTGCTCCTTCTTGCATCAACACATTGGTTGTTATCAATGCCCCCGGCCGGGGTTAGCTATTCACGGCCGCGTGCGGCAACTTCGGCCCCGGCTTCCGAAAGCCCAAATGAAGGGCCGTTAAAGAGCTTGGTTAGCTCCTTGGCATAATCGGTTGTGTCGGTTTGTTCGGTGATTGGATCGGCCGAACCAAAGCCGGTGATTGCCCCAAGCCCCATTGAAGCCCCGATGCTTTGCACGTATTGCAACTCCGATTGCACGGCGGCTTCAATCATCGGGGTGAACGCAACCACATCAACGGCATCACGGCTTTCAACCAATGGGGCCGATGCCGGCAATGTGGCAACAAGCTTGGCACGGATCGGGGCCGGCAAGTTGTGATATTGCGCAAGCGATGTTTCAACGATCGTGATCGCTCCTTGCCGCGCGTTTGCTTCACGCATAGCGGTTAGGCCGGCCGTCAACGCGTTGACACTTTCACGCAACGCTTTGATTTCTTCTTCGTTCATCGTGTTTGCTCCTTGTGTGTTTGGCACGTTGCGTGCCGCTTCAACTAACGATAGCACTTTGCCGCCGGCCCCGGCCATTGTCACATAATCAACGGATTTGGCCGATGTGATCGCTTCAATGATTGGCCCTTTACAATCGCCAATGGTACCCATTCGTGCTTTGCCCATTGCCCGGATTGATGTGCCGATGTTTGCGGCAATTTCATCTAACGTGCCGGCAAAATCGGGTGATACCTTGGCACGTGCATACAAACCGGGGCCGGCATCTTTGCCCGTTTTCGGTTCAACGTAGTGATCGCGCCAATACGCATCTTCAACGAGCGTTGAACCAATCCGGGTTATACTCCCTTCCGGCCGTTCGGCTTCTTCTTGCGGCGTAGGGTGATCAATGAAGTTGTGCATACCACGTGTGAACACGCGCGGCCCATCACGCTTCAACACTTCGGTTGAATAGTACCCCGATGAACCCTTGCCGGGGGCAATCAATTTCAACATCACCGTGCCATCGTCGGCAACGGCACGTTCAACCAATTGCACGGCATTGGTATCTTCGGTGATCAATACTTCAAGAAGATCGGCAACGTCGGCATCGGGGGTGATGGGCTTGCCGCTTTCGGTTGCCGTTGTAGGGGCAATGTACGTTACTTTGCGTACAACTTGTTCGGGGTTGCCAAGTGTTACCGCGCCATTGGTTGAAATCTCAAAATCACATCGGTAATAACCGCCGGAATACCCCTTACGGTACACGAAATAACCTTGATCTTCATACACGTCGGCAATGTATGTATCGTATCCGTTGCCGCCGTTTGTTTGTTGTAATGCCGATTGAAGGAGTGCAAAGGTATCCGATTGATTGAAAGTGCCGGCTTCTTTGGCATCGGCCGGGGTATCGTCGGTTTCGGCATCGTCGGTTGTGGTTGCGGTATCGTCGGCTTTGGCGTTGCTCTTGATTGATTTGATAACCTTGACAAGCAATTGCGCCGCTTGTCGCAACAACGTTTCATTGTTGCCGTTGATTGTTCGGCCCAATTCGGTTAGTGCCAAATCTTCGGCCGATGTACGGATTTGCATTGCATTTTCCTTCACGGCTTTTGCTAACACGCCGTTTGCTTGCTTTATGGCCGATACATCACACGCATCGGGTTTGCCGCCATCATCAATGCATCGTTGCCGCGCGGAATTGGCGATATTGGCCCATTGCCGTTGTTGCTTGGGGGTTAACCCCTTCATATGTGTTTTGGCATCGTCGGGTTTCCAAGGCATTTCAATTGCCCTTTGCTCGTTGATACAATTCAACACATCGGCAACCCGGAAATCGCAAGGGGTGCAAATGCCCGGATATGTGTTCTTTGTTCAACCCGATCCACGATTGCCCTTGGTTTTTCTCACAACCATCGGATACCCGCAAATCCCCTACGGTTAACCATCGTTTTTGCATCTTCAACCCGGCATCTTGGGTTGCTTGCATTGATACATAGTTGCCGGTTTGGTACCCGTTGCCGGCTTCCGTTATTGCTATCAATTCCGCTCGTGAACGAATATGCTTTTGCGGTACCCCGGTACCGTAGTATTTGTACCGTGCTTTGATGTTTGCCGCAATGGTTGTGTAACTATCCCCATTCAAGATGCCGGCACGCAATAAATTGCGCATATCTTCTTTGGTCGTTTCATCTATGCCGGCTATTTGATCGGCCCCGTATTCCGCAATATAATGCGCCGCGCGGGGATTGTCAAGCGTAAATGAAATTTTTATGCCGATTTCGGCAAGTTGTGATTTTGCCCCAAGCAAAAGAGTTGTTTTATATGCTTTTTCCAATGCGTCAAGCATATCAAGTGATGTGGCATTGGTTGCATCGTCAAAGATGTTATCAAATTGCTTGGATATTGCATCTTCTTTCAACAACGATTTGATGGGGGTTAAAGAACGCACAAGATCATTACCTTGCCGCACAAATAAATCACTTATGCGCGCGTCAAGTAATTTGATAGGCTTTGCTAGTACATCGGTTGATTTCTTGCGCTTTGCGGCTTCAATGAACCGAAGAAGCGCCGTTTCCGTTTGTTGAAATGCTTGCACGGTTGTTGAATAGCTCATTGATGCTTTCTTTTACTTGCACTAAAGCTTCTTGCACTCCTTGTGCAACTTGCATCAAATCGTTCACCAATTGATCGCTTTGGGGGTTTGTTGTTTGTGTCGGTTGTATTGGGTTGCCGTCTTTGTCCAATGGGTATAGTTGATCAAGGATTTCATCAATATCGTTTTCACCAAGCACGGTCAAAAACATACGTGCAAGCAAGCGGTTGTCGGTAATCACCGAAGGAGCGGCCCCGTCAAGCGTTGCCGCCGTTTTCACCGCTTGCACAAACGGCAATAGATCGTGTTCAACGATTGGCGGGAAATCAACATCAACGTGATGGTTGATTTTATCTTCCCAAGCGATCACATCTTCACCGTATTCATTCTTGGTGATGGTCGCAATGTGTGCTTGGTTGATTGCCCCTTGCGGGGCTTTCACGCTTTGGTACACAACAAAATCAATGATTGCGTGATACACATATGCCCAAAGTTGTTGACGATTGGCAAATGCCAATTCGGTAGGGCGGTCTAAGCTTTTGGCCGTTGCCAATGTTCCTACGGATACATCACCTAAGAATGTTTCGGGTATCTTCAACGCGGCGCAAACCATCAACAACAACCGCCGGCCATCTTCGGCCGATGTGGTTGCCCCGGCCGTACGCACAACGTCAACATCGGCTTGTGTTACCCCTTCACCGTTTTGCGACCGAATGAAGCTTGATCCGGGGGCCGGCGGGGGGTTTGTTTCACGGCTTGTTGATGAAATGGTTGTGCCGATCCGTGCTTTGGCGGTTGCGATGCCGGCCGTACCGCCGCTCGTTGTGATTTTGAGTGCAAACCGCGCGTACACTTGCATCAATGAAGCCCAATTGCTTAGAAATTTGGTGTACGATTTGGCCCAATTCAACGAGCTATAGATTTCGGGTACGCCAAATTTCCAATCACTAAAGCCCCCAATCTTGACGTGATAGATTGGCACGTTGATAACATCAACATCACCGATGCTTCTTGGCAACGTTGCCGGCTTATAATCCCAATCGGGGTAATATGCTTTCTTGTCGGTTTGCTTCACTTCACCGGTTGAAAGATCAACGGTTAGTTCAACCCATTCACGTTTGTAAAACCAAACTTCTTTTTTGTCACCCGGATTGGTGATGGTATCGGTAATCTCATCAACCGGTATCGTACGCGTACGCACACGGCCGGTGATGGGGTGAACGATGAACGCAAAGAAAATGTTGCCATCGGTTTGCAATTCAATATCTTTTTGTATCCGGCTTGGTTGTGACGTGAATTCTACTTGGTTGCGCGGATCGTCAAGGAATTGTTGTATCAATTCGTTAAGCGTTTCATCTTTGGCGGATATGCTAACCCCCCGGCCCCAAACATAATCCGATTTGACGGTAACACCGCGATTGATCAACGGGTTTGCAAGGAACATAATGCGCGCAATTCGGCCGGCATATTGCAACCCTTGCCGTGAAAATTCTTGATCACCGGCCGTTGCACCGATGTTGATCCAATCGCGATCTTCACGCCAAAAATCTTCTAATTCCGCAAGCCGTTCGGATAGATACCGATCGCGTGCCGATGGGTTAACCCAAAGCGGCACATCGGCTTCACCGATACCAAGCAAAGAATAGTTTGATAGATCGCTCATTTTGGTACCCCGCAAAAGTGTTGCTTGACAATTGGCGTCAACGGGTTTATACTAGGGTTGCCCGGTTCTCTATCGGTGAACCGGCCGATTGTAAGCAATAGGTTAAAACAAGGAGCAACCCCAATGAACCGCAACTATCAAGAAGCAACCGACACAAACCCGTACACCGTGTTTTGCCCGTACCCCCGCAAGCTTTCCGACAAGCGCAAGGTTTTCAAGTTTGTCACCGCGTTGCCCGGTTTCGTCAAGATGTACGCACATACCCCGGATCAAGTTGATATGTGGAAAGAAGATGGATACGGGTTGATGTTTGTGTTCGCCAATCAAGTGTATGCCGGAAGCGCGGCACTTGATATTGAAAGTGCCGCAAGCCCCGTTTCGGGTTTGGCCCTTGGCTTGCCGTCACCGTTCGGCCCTTGCCGGCCATCGGTTGACGCATATTCCGATGCAACCCCCGAATTGAAGCTTGAAGCCGCAACCGTTGCTTTCAAGCATACCCCATCGGCCGTACACTTTGCGCGGCTTGAAGCCGCAATGCTTGAATTCCAAGCCAATCACCCGATCAACGCCTAACCATTGTTATCAACCGGGGCCGGTGATGGGCCGGCCCTTTGCCCCGTTAGGGGTACACAAGGAGCAACCACAATGTTCAAACTTCTTTTCAACAAACGACGCTATTCACGCGGTATCAAGATGCTTGCCGAAATCGCCTATGTTCGGATCGGTTTGGTATCGTTCAAACTTCAAGCCGAAACCGATTACACGGCACACATCACGATTGGTATTTGGGATCACGACAACAACGAGTATTGCCTAATAATCCCCGATGATAAGATTGATAGCGTGTGTGAACGCTTGCAAGAAGCCAAGCGCAACAAGGAGTGCAACACACGAGCAACCGCCAATTTCAACAAGCGTGCCGATTGAACACGATCAACACATAGGGTATCACAAGCCCCCGGCCCTTACACGGCAACCGGGGGCTTGCTATGTGAAACGTGTGAAGGGTTGCGGCGCATACGCTTGTTGTGTTGCTTGGCACGATGGGCTTTGCGTCGTTCGGCTTTGACGCTATTTATATCGAAACCCTTCACACGCTTCACCGGGGGCCGAATTCGGCCAATGTGGTTGATGATTTGCACGGTTGTTGCTCCTTCACTAGATTGCCCTACAACGTCACACGCGGCCCCCTAACGAACGAAACCCGATGCACCTATACACACGGCGGCAACGTCATTTTCAAGCGCATCACGTTGAATGGGCCGCTTGGATCGTCGGGTTGCCGTGATGTGTAGTAAAGATACATCACCCCATCGGCAATCAATAGCGCGGTATCCGCGTGTTTTGGGCCGGGGGGTACGAAATTCGGATCGGCTTCCGTTGTCACCGCTTGGTTCACGAGTGCCGGCAAATTCACTTCGGTAACTTTGGCCCCATCATCACGCACAACGTGTATCAAATTGCCGTTGTCACGATCAAGGTATGCCAAGAAGTTGCAACCGGCCGGTGAACGAGCAACCGACAAAAAAGAGTTGTCACCGGCAACGAGCGTATCAACGGTTGTCGGAATTTGAACCGGCTTGCCATTGGCAATCACCGGCAAGAACGTTGCGGTTTGGGCCGCGTGTGCTTGATAGATTGCCCCAAGCCCAAGCCCAAGATTGAACCCCAATGCGACCAATAGAAGGGCCGGCAACCATCTTTGACGGTTCATTACGGTACCCCTTGTGTAAAAAGTTAACGAAAATTTACCCGTTTGCAACCAAGTGAAGTGTAAAGTGTTACGGGCAAATCGGCCGTTTTTACAAATTCTTAACGCGTTTTATCGCTTTGTGTTGCGGCAAAAAATCGGCTTCACACAACGGCCGGAAAACCCCCTACACTATACCCCCGCGCTAGATTGGACGTTGATACGCAACGTTGCCCCTTGCGGCCGTGTGTGACGTTCTAAGCGGTTTCGGGGGTACCCCGGTTGATAGCGGTTAGGTTTCCAATTATGCTTGCGGTTAACGATGTGCCAATCATCGCAAACCCCAAGCTTGCCAAGCCGTTTTGTAAATCGGGTGACAACACGCTATCAAGCCCAAGCAATGATAGAACCCAAACGAGCAAATATCCAAGCACATACGGCACGACGTTTGAACCGTAAAACCTTGCAAGTTGTTTGGCATCAAATGTGCGCAAGCGCAAGGCTTTCATTACCCCGGTGATCACATCAATCAAAATCATTGCAAGCATTGTGCGGGTTTTCGGATCGCTTGCAAAGCGGCGCAACGTGCCGGCAAACGTTTCCGATGTTATCGGTTGTGGCGTACCAAACCACAAACCCAAACCGACAAATGCCACAACGAGCGCAAATGCAAGTATATAGTATGTGTTCTTCATTTTGATTGCTCCTTCACAACGGTGAACACAATGATCAACACGAGCATTGCAAGCACAACCCCGGCCAAACAACGACCATCGGCCCCAAACATATCAAACCAAGCGAACAACCCGATCCAAACAATTAGGGCCGCACAACCGATCACGCGGTTTCGGTTCATCACGCATAAACAAGCATCGGCAACGCTTCTTCTTCAATCAACATCAATTCGGTACCATATGCCGACGATGTTTTGATTGCGCCGCGTTGACACTTCAAGATACTACACGTTACCCCGTTTGGATCAACGGCCCAATATTCATCTTTCACCGGAAAGCCCAAGATGGGCAAGCCCCCGCGCATTGCATAGAAATTTTGCGATGCAATAGAGCAATAGATTGGGGCATTGTTTGGCGGGGGGCCGGTTAACGTTCGTTGACGCAACGGATCGTTCGTTGCACTCTCATAGCGTCGTTGCCCATCTTGCGCACATTGCACGTAGAAATTGGGGGTTATCATCGTGCCGGGGCAAGATTTACCCGTTGTGTAATCTTCGTGTGCCGATAGTTGTAGATCGTGTATATCCGGCCGATCTTGTGCCGCCGGGGTATATTTCATTTCAAAGCCAAGAACGGCACGCAAACAAGCCGCCGCATATCCTACGTTGTCATAGATTGCTTTAGGCCAAACAACCCGATCATAGCAACCGATTACTTCACAACCGATGCTATAACGCAACGTGCCGTTCTTATGATAGCTATTGCCCTCATTGCTATGCGTGCCGACGTAATAAAATGGGGTGAACAACCAAACGAACAAATCATCAATGAATATATGGGGGCCGGTTGTCCAAGCCAAGCTATCACGATAGTACCGCATTATTGCGTCCAATTGGGGTTTGCGCTTGTCTTTCTTTTGGGTTAGTGATAAGCCGCTTTCGCTTCTATCCCAATTGTCACTTTCACCGGTATTTGCGGTTGCCCAAGATGCATCGGGGTTGTATGTGTGATGAAAGATAAGGTATGATGGGGGGTACGGCCCAAATTGGCCGGTTGTTTTGTAATCAATGCAATATTGGCGGAATTGTGGCAATGTGAGAGCTTGCCCGATATAATGAAAGTTGCCGGCATTGGTATCTTCAACCGGCCATTGCCAAGCCGATGATACCGCCGGGGCAAGTGAATTGCCCTTTGGTTGCGTCAAATCTTGCGGCCGTGCCGCATCTTGCGCAAACGGGGTTAGCTCTACCATCATCTATGCTCCTTCATCGGGTTTGGGGGTTTCTTCATATAGTATGTGACACAACATTGCTTTGGTTGCTTTGCCGTTCATTATCACACGTGTGCAATGGTCGATCGCATATTGCAACGTACTATGCCCCGTTATATTCCATTTGCCCAATTTATCACGATAGAACACAAGCGATTTGCGATCCGGTTGCCGTTTGCGGGTTAGCTTGGGTTTGGGTTTCTTCGTACCCATTTGATGAAACGGCCCCATTGAATACGACGCAAAAACATTGGTTGACGTATCTTCGGCTTGCAATGATGTGTTAACGCTTCAACGGCATCGGTGAACGTTTCAAAGCATCGTTCACACACAAACCCCCCGAACGGCATCTTTGTGATATGATGGGGGTTTTTCCCTTTAATACGGCGCAATATCTTGTTCATAGTTCATCATCATCATTTCTTCTTGGGGTTCTAATTCTTGCCCAATGCTATCAATGAAGCAAACTATATAGCGTATATCGTCCATACCGTGATCATTCTTCTTTACCGGTTGCTCTTTGCTTGCTTGCCCTTCCGGTGATTTGGCCCAAACATAGCTTTCTATTTCTTCGGCCGTGCATATGGGTAAATGGTTTTCGGCCAATTCCGGATCGATTGCAACGAGCGCATCACGCATCAACACAAGCCGGGGCAATCCGTTTGCCCTTGGACGCATACGCAATTGGACGGCTTCAATACCAATCTTCACCGCTTTATATGCGGCAACGGTATCAATGCCATTGCGTGCAAGGGTTGCGCGATCTTCGGCATCGTGATCCGCAATGTATGCAACGATGGGTTCACGTTCGGGGTTGTTGTACAAATTGCCCTTTGCATCACGCTTGGGGTTGCCGGCTTCATCGTAGAAATACCATTTTTCCAAGCGTTGCATATGCTTTGCGTGATCTTCAACGAGTATGCCCGTATGGTAGATTTCACGATACATATACAACACATCGTCGGGTGACAATGCCCAATATTGGCACACAAACGGGTTGTTGTATCCGAAATCAATTACACAATATCGGGGCCAATCGGCCGGCGGTTGAAACCAATCACACAAGTGCAATTCGGGGTTGTACTCGTTGTATATCGCTCCTTCGGCCGATACCCATAAACCTTTGAACAATCGGAAGAAGCGTACCCCGGTTAGATTGCCCAAGATTTCTAATGTGCGTTTACCGGCTTCCGTTATGGCCCCAAGCGCATCATACAATCGGGGGTTATCCTTATGAAAGCTTGGCAACAATGTTATTGATTTGCGTTGCAATATCCAATGATGTTGTGTTGCGGGGTTGCAATCCCCGATCACGATGCTATACGGGGCATTACCGGCACGGCCGGTTGCGCGGGTTGTCAACGTTTCCCAATCGGCAACCGTGAATTCTTCAACTTGGTTGCCGTAAACTATATCAAATTCACCCGATAGCAATTTTTCGGCTTTGTCCAATCCATCAACATATAGTCGTGATCCATTGGGGTAATCGTACCATTCGGGTTTTTGGCCCCCATATGGATCAACATCACCCCCGCGCATTTGCACTATCTTGGTGAATGTACGTAGTACGGTTGCAAACAACGATGCGCGCGTTTTGCGTACGATGATGCCGACACTATTTGGATATGCACGCAAGAAGCAATCAACACGCCAAAGGGCCGCAAACGTTTTGCCGGTTTCGGCCGGCCCTTGTATGATCACTTCAAAATCTTCTATATCTTGAAGCTTTGCGGCACTATTCCGGAATTCCGGTTGTGCTTTCTTCACCGCTTGCAATTGCGCGCGGCGTTTCCGTGCCAATGATGTTAGAAGCATCAATGATAGTATCATCGGCCGATGATAACACATCAACGACCAATTGATATACATCGGGGGGCAATTTACGTTGTA